AACTTGTTGTCATTTATGAATTTAGCTGGCTGTATTTTAAATCCAATGTAATGTGCTCCAGAAATTTGTTTATCGTAAGAACTCATAACTTAAACTCCTTAGATTTGTTTTGTGATTTTATTAAATATAAATTTTTCATAGACCTTGTAACACCTACATACCAAACTCTGTATTCTTCATCTTGTTTAGCTGTAGATTTTTTTGCTCCTTTTATTGTGTTTGCTGTTTCATTTAAAAATAAAACAACGTTAGTTGCTTCACCACCTTTGGCTCCATGTATTGTAGATATTTTTATTCTTGCATCTTTTGTTGGATCTTCATTGTTTAACAACAATAGCCTCATGTATGTTATTTGACTTTCTGTTAATTTATTAAATGCATCATACCAATGTAGTGATATGTTCATGTCTCCTTTTATTCTTTCTTTAATTCTTTGCACTTGTATATCTGGAAGCTGTATCTTTTTTTGTAGTTTAGACCAGTGTTGTATATCTTCGTACAATCCTTTACCAATGCTGTTTCCTTGAGCAGACTCAAAAAATAATCCTTTCTTTTTTAAATATGTTGGCACAGATTTTAATAATGATTTTGTTCTTGTAAGTATTAACCAATCACCTGTAGACATGTCTATGTCTGACAATCTATATCTTTCAAAAATTTGACCAGTTTCAGACTTTGGAAAATATTCTTTGTCAATTCTATTTTCTTGTATTCTATTAATGACATTTAGTGCAGTTTTCTGTATACTACTTGGCACTCTTTCTGATTGTTTTAGAGGTATTTCCTCTGCATTATAGTTAATAAAAGAATCTACATCTGCACCAGCCCAACCAAAGATTGCTTGGTCATCGTCACCTGCAACAAATACATCACAACCTGTATCTTTTTCTATTTTATTTATCATGGCCCACTGTATTAAAGAAAGATCTTGTGCCTCATCTACAAACACAACATCAAAATTTAATTGTATATTTTTGTCTAAAAATTTTTGTATCATATCTGTAAAGTCAATCAGACCGTAGATCTCTTTGTAGTTATTAATTTCTTTTTCTATTGCATCTAACTTATCTCTTTCTATCTTTGATAAGTGTTCATTTAAGTCTAACTGATCCATAACAGATATTTGTTTTACTCTCGCAAGATTTATCATGCTTAAGTATTCACTGTCAGAAGAGAAGATACCATTCCAATTGTTTGTTTCATACGTTGCATATTTTATTTGTATACCACAAGTCTCACCTATAACTTTGTAATTTAAATCTTGCATAACGTTTTCTTCTTTTAACCCTAGTTTGTTAAAAGCTAATGAGTGTAAAGTTTGAAAATATTGAATATCTTTTTTTGTAAGATGTGTGTTTATTTTTAAAAATCTATCTCTTGCCTCACCTGCAGCTTTACGAGTAAAAGCAAAATAACCAATACGATTTAAAGGCGTTCCTTTATTTACATATCTTTGCACTTCATTTAGTAATCTTCTTGTTTTACCTGTGCCTGGTGGACCTACTACTTTATATCTCATTAATAGTTGTCTCCTTTTCTTTCTACTGGTTTGTATTCTATTTTATCTATGTGAAGTTGTTTCAACCTACATACTTTTAAAGTCTTACCATCTACATTTAAAGAGTGGTTAAACTCTACATCACATTTATCTTTTAACTTTTGTGCTATTCTCTCCTCTGGTATTTTCCAACTTGCACCTAGATGATCTATAAAAGAATTAAATCTAAAATAATGATAGCCCTCCTCTGTCAGACAAGACCCACTATTTATTTGTATTCTCTCCCTTGCTCTTGGTCCATTGACACAATATTGAAACAGCTCCTCCTTTAATCTATCTTCTATTTGTGTCCCCGCAGGTGGTGTTATTTTCACAGAGTTTTTTCTAAACTCAGTTAGTTTTGCTCTAAAATCTTTTGGTTTTAATGGCTCATGATAGATACCTGTTTGCTCCCATATTAAATCTAATAATTCTGTCTGCTTTGTTATTAGTCGCCTGTTGCTTGCTACTACACCAGCTTTTGTACCATCTGGGAGTGCTACATTAAATCTATATTCTGGTTCTGCATACATTATAATCTCAAAGTCTGTAATGTCTGGAAACATGGTTATACTATCTGACTTAACACCAAATGGCCTTGAGTAACAAAGGCTACGCATACATTTACTATGTATTGGATCTTCATAACAAGTGTGACCTGCCGTATCTTTTCTCCATGCGGTAATCTTAGAATCTAGTTTTGATTTATCCCATGGGTCCTCTAAGTAATTATAATTAGCTTTTGCAACATGATCTGGCCACTTGTCTTTGTATTTCTTTTTAGCAAAAACCATATAATTGTACATGAACCTATCTCTACCATCATCTAATTTTCTTTTAGAACACAATGCTAAACACGGTGGTCCATCTTCAAACTCTTTATCTGTTCCAACTAGAATGTTTCTGTATGTTTGCTCTACTAATTTATCTAGTTGTTCTTTACCTATCTTACTTTGCTTTGCTAAATCTATAAAATTTTGTAGATCTAATTTATTATTATTTTTATCTACAGCATATCTGTTAGTGTGACCGTTGTTATAATATGGTAAGTTTATGAAGTTACCTGGTTTTATGTCTCCTTTATTATCTTCCTTTAATTCTTTCTGTTTTGGAAAAACCTCTGTATCAGGATCTAATCCTAATGGCAGTAAAAAAGATTTTAGTGCCGAGATTAGATCTACAGTTGGTATTGGTTCTTTTAAAAATAAATAACAATGTAAACCTCCGCTCTTTGATAGCATAGGTATTAAAGGTAACTTGTACTGTTGAAATAATGCTAAGTAATTTTCTATTTTAAATGTAGAGTAATTTTTTGGATCTATATCAATGCAGCCAAACTGTGCTGTCTTGTCTAATCTACATGGTTGTATACCGATTGATACCTTTCCCTCAACATGATCTTTGTAATCACCTTGCGTTATAGGTCGACCTGCCCACTCGTAGTTTGGTTTTAGTTTATTTTTTTCTGTATCTAATTGCGCTGAAGACATGTCAGCGATACCAAAGTCTCCTTGATATCCTGTAAACAGCTCTATAAATTCATCAACCATAAGATCCCGGGTCGGGGTGGCTCCAGTCTCCCTTAACCACCCCTATCTTTCCTAAGAAAGAATTAGTAGTTTGATTCCTCTGTTTGAGTGCCAGCTTGCATGGCGCTCTTCTTCAAAGAGTTATGGAAATCTTTTGCCATTTGATAAACACCGGCGTTATCTACCTTCTTTACCAAATTAATATTATATCCATGCCAAGTAAAACTACCTGAATTTTCTACAGATGTAAGTTTATACACTCTAGAAAACATTGGTGCTGGTACAGATTTACCAGTTTTAGGATCAGTTTCGAACTCATTCTCACAAAGTGAATTCCAGTTTCTACTTACCTTAAGCTGAGTTGACTTCATTGTCATCAAAGCTTTCTCTGGTCTATCACCTAGTATAATAACAAAGTGATTTGCTGTTTTGATAATTTCATTCCCATTATCTAACATATCTTTGTTACGTTCGTTCTGTTTTGTTTTAGCCATAATTTCAGGGCCTCTGTCATTATGTATAGGTCGACCTTCTCTTTTTTCAAAAGGTGCCCACTCTGGGTATGTCATTTTATAAAAGACCGGTATGACTTCTATACCTTTCTCACCGCTATACAGTTTCTTTGTAACTGTATTATAAAACATACCTGCCTCTGCTCCATCAACATACTTTGCATGTTTCTTTTTAGTTTCATCTGAACCTGATTGTAAAAGTTTCAGAAAAGGTAATGCAAGGTCACCTCTATCTATGTTTTCAAGACCCATACCTGAATCTTGTACAAAGTCTAGTGTTGCTACTTGACCACCTTGTTTTACTGTTAAGTCTCCTGTTTCTTGACTCATGTTATTTGCTCCTTGTGATTTTTGTTTTGTTTCCCTTAAACAGATTGAAAT